GTAAAGCCAGCTTGCGCTAACAACGCTTTGTTAACATCAGACATGCCATCAAGATTACCTGTGCGATATGCGCCCTCTAAGCTTTCTAGCAAAGACGCCGCTTTAGTAGCGCCACTAACGGGGTCTTGAAACTGCGGTAGGTTTTTAACAGCGTTAACAGTTCTGGTCATCAGAGCGCCGCCATAAGCCCGCCTGATGCGCTTCTTCATTTCTGTGGCACCAGACACCGACAACCTATCAGGATGCTCTTCAGCGAGTCTGTCAACGCGAGCAAGCAGGTTTTGGTAATCTTGCCCATCCATACCTGAACTTAACTCACCAGATTCAACACCTGCGGCAACATCCAGCATATCGCTTTCAATCAGAGAGAAATCGCTTTTGAATGATGCTTCATCTTCTGCATTTACTTTATCTGCATAAAGCGAGGCTGTATTTTCACCAGCAAGAACAGAACCAGTATCGAGGGTAAAAGCGGAGTGGCGGTCGCCTACTGCTTTTGATGTTTCTGTAACAAAAGCACTAAATGCTCTATCAAAACCCTCTGGGTCGTTTGGATGGTCAGCACGCAAGCGGGTTGCTTGGTTCTTCATATCCAAAAGAATATCGTTACGATACTTTCTATCGAGCAAAGGCTGTGCAGTATTTGCAGCAATTTTAGAAATACCAGCAGGAAGCTGTCTGTATTCTACCTGCCCTGCATCATTACGAGTACGAAACCCTGCGGCAATTTCTTCACCTTTCAAGGTTTCTTCAGCAACAGCTTTTTCATAAAAACCCTGCATCATGTTCGCGCCGAGGCGCTCAAGGTTTTCACCTGCTTCTACGCCAGCCCTTGATGGGGTGACAATACCAATGGGTTTATTAAACCCCTCTTGCCGCTGTAATCTTTGTATCTTTGCCATTATGCCAAATCCTGATACTTATCAACTGCACCAATCAGAGTGCCTATATTGCTAGTAAACGCAGAGCGCATTGCCTGACTGCCAGCCGCGCGTGCATCTGCCGCCGCAAATCTTGTTCTGCCTTGCTCTAACAGCGTCTGTGTTCTGGCTCTGCCATCATCTGTTGCAGATTTCTTCTTCTCGCCTCTAGTAAGCGCTTTCAAAGAACGGTCATTAGAGCCGCGATTATTTACAGCCATCACTGTATCGTTAACTGACAGCATAGTTTGCAAACGGTCTTGGCGTGCATTGTGTTGCTGTAATGCTTCCAACGCTTGAAACTTTGCATTCTGTTCATGCTGTGCCGCAATAGCCTGTTGACGCCTACGCTCTGCACTAGCCGCCTGTTGCTTGCCAATCATTTGAATGCCAGCGCTGGCAATCATTAAATAAGGGTTTCCAAACATTAGAACGCCACCTCTGCTATCAAACCGTTAATCTGCAAGGACAAGGGGGCGCTTTGCGAAATAGTTACTCTTGGGTCTTTGGAATACCCAAGAGGACGAAACTCCTTCTTGCCTGTTATCTTGTCGGGTGCTGAACCAATCGAGAAGTTTACATTACGAATAACCATATCGGTGCCATTTACTGACACGCTCAACGTATTGTTCAAATCTAAATCAACCATTGATATGCGCCGTGGGCGTGCGGTTAAGAACCCGCCCTGCACCTGCCCATCAATGGGCAAGGTTTTTAACTCTGGTGTAAACTTGTACCCAGCCTGAACTGTGCTTGAAGTTTTAACAGCGCTCACATCTAACTGACCACCAGCAATAGTAAACTGCCCCAGATATTCATCGCCATCTGTTACATCAACAACAGCGCCATTAGCAAAGTGAGAACTCACAGTAAACACGCCATTAGTGCCAGTGAACTCGTCAGAGAAATCTGTATCTCGAGAGCTAGTAAATCTTTCTAAGAATAGTTTATCCGTGCCAGAACCATCATCTCTTACAGATACAGAATACAAATCATCTTCTACAGAGCATACAGAATGAAACTTGCCAGTTGTGTTCCAATCTACCCAGCCAGCACGCTTTTCGTTGCGAATGCTGTAATACACAGAGATGTTGCCATCATTCATTAGAAAGAAAGCGTAAGCCCCTGGTCTATCGAGCGAACCTTTTACAGTAGCAAGCTGTATAGGTGATTTAATCAGATGAGATGACAGCAGAGATATCATGTTGCCTGTGTACGCGCCTTCTGCATCTGAGTAGATATACTCACGCACAGCAGAGCCAGTTGACTGCACAAACATGGTTGCACCATCAATAGATTGTGGACGAACAAAGCCTGTACCGAATGGCGTCTGTGAAGATATCTTAGCGTTCTCTGGTGTTACAGGCTCATCTTGAAAAGAGGGCAGATAAAATTCTGAGCGAGAAGCAAAAATTTGAAGGTCACGATTAGAAACCAGATGCCTAATCCTGTTCGTTTGACCAATGTTTGCGTCCAAGTCCAGAGCATCGTTAGCTTCTGCATCTCCTAAATCAAAGTTAAAATACTGGCTGGTTACTGAACCCCAAAGCCCGTCTGGCTGAGATTTCGTACCACCAAACCACAATCTATCTTCATGGAAGGTAACAGCCGCAGGGAAGCCTCTAATCGATGAATATGATTGCTCATACCATTCTGTTGTAGCCGCGCCTGTTTCAATGGTTGGAGAACCGCCGCCAATAGCGCCGCCAGTAGCACTAGCGCCAGCAGTTACCTCGTAAGTATTCTTATCAATAATACGAGATATTGTTCTAGCGCCGTTGATGTTTGTCGCAGTTATACCGCCAACACCACCAGCGTTAGCAATGGTTATTGAAGCGCCAGAACTTAAACCATGCAATGCATGAGTTATCTCTATCTTGTTTGAACCAATCTTGGTTTCAATAGCATCTACATCTAACTGCGCTTGTAGCGTGCCTGTGATATCGGCAGTGACAGAAGTGCCGCTAGTAAATCCAGTAATCTCTGCTTCTGCTTCACCAATCAACAGCTTTACGCCAACATGATTTGCTGTGAAGTATGAAGCGCTGGAAGTTAAGGTAGCGCCAGTGCCAGTGGTAGCGCTAGAGGATAGCGTAACGCCGTTTGCTTGAAAGTTGTAATAGGGTTGTAATTCTCTGCCATCAATAACAGAGGTATCAAATTCAAAGGTTCTTACCTCAAAGGTAGTAAGCCCAGTTCTGACAAGCATTCTACAAAGAAAATCACCATGAGCGATAAACATAAAATCGCCTCGGTGTGCATAAGTAAACTGATTGAGATTGTCATTGTCGATAGGCAAATTGTTGCCAGCCACATCAGTAGTAATGGTCTGAATATGGGTGACGGCATTTGTGGATGCTGTGATTTGGAAGATATCAAGTTGACCACTAGAGAAAGCGACAATGTATTTCTCATCATCAGAAAAAACAAACGGCTCAATTCTTATCTGCTGAAGCAGAGAACTATTATAAGTGTGTGTAAAATTATATATACGCTCAGTAGCAGGGCGCTTGATCACGCCCCCTTCTGCACGAATAAAAAAGTTTTTTACAGTCTCAGCCGCCTGATTATACACAGCGCTGTCTGTTCTTGAGGTAAGCGAGGGATTGATTTCACCAAAGGAAAAGTTGTTTAGCGGTACACGAATACGCGGCATCAGCTTCGCCTTTCAGAAATAAACCTCGATGTAACCAGTTTGCGTGTTGTCTGTTGCTGGGAATCCAGAGTTTTAGCCTGTTGCATTAACTGCAAAGCTTTGCGCTCCATCATTGTTGCCATAGCTTCATCTCTTGCAATCGCCAGCGCAAATGAAGCGGCAAGAGAATATTCAACAGCCAATGTAAAGTAGCTGGGGAAGTCTTGCTCTTTTGCTCTAAAAGTATAATCAGCTACAACATCATTGGTTGTGCTGACATCGTGATACAGCTTGTCGCCATAAACAGTGTATTCAATTAATCTATCTTCAATGGTAACAGCGTGAAGCATGAGCATGTCATGCGGAAGCTGGTAAGCAATATCAAACCTGCCTGTCGGCGCGGCTGATAGTTTGTTCAATGCCGCTTGGTTTGTAGCAAAGCGCCATCTACTCGTACACAATGCTGTACGCACTGTATCCTCATACAAGTTTGAGGCTACAAGAGCCTCGGTGCTGTCGGCAGAAAATGATGTGATTGGTTCTGCACCAATCAAAATCAATCCGCGTGACGCTATATCTATTCCTGAGTTCGCTACCGTTGACATGTGGTGATGGGGGGCTTACGCCCCCCAATCCCTTAGTTATTATCTAGGACTTCATAGATACCGTTGTCGTCAATAACAACAGCACCCATTGACATCATAGAAGTAGCGAGATGCGCGGCCTTCTGCGGCACATAATTAATCTCAGTTTGAACATCTGAGTTGATGCCCAAGCCAACAGCAGAAGTGTGGTAAGCGATATTCTTACCAGCAGTTACTGCTGAAGTTGAGAAAATCTTAAAGCCTAAGAATTCCTTCATTGTCATACCGCCAGCATAAGGCAGGTTCTGCTCACCTACGAAATCGCTTGAAGCAAATTCGTTGATGTTAAACAGGTCTGCATAACCAGCAGGTGACATTGCTAAGTAACGCTGACCATCTTCTGGAAGGTCGGCAGTGCCAAAGGTTTCAAACAACTCTAGCAAATCCGCTTTATCTACTGCGGCGGCAGTTGAGTTAATCTGAGTTGAGTTAGCACCTGCGTCCATAGCAGTGTACAGAAGATCGTCAGTCTTACGACCAAGTGCGGCGGCGGCTGATTGTGCCACTGCCTGACGCTCATCAATGTTGATTTTCAATTCATCGAGCTTGTCGATGTATTCTGCGGCATAGAAGTCTGCCATGGTTGCTTCTACATTTGTATGTACAAGTTCCATAGCGGTTACATCGCCGTTACGAGTTTTGGTTGAAGCAGTGCCAGAACCGATTTTCTGGAAGCGAACTACGCTACCACGAACATTGCCTACTGTACGCACAGTGTTACGGAGTTTAGACCCCATGCGCTGATAAGCCATGTGAACTTCGGTTTCAAACTGCTTGATGAAAGCAATATCAATAGTATTAGCCATTTCAAGAGTCCTTTAAGAAGAGTTCAATTACAGTTCACAGTTGTCCGTTTCGCTCTTCGTCCAGTTGTCCCGCAGGGCTGTCAGTTAGAAACAGGCTGTATGCTATTGAAATCTCACTTCAATCGATTCATCGCAACGCACAAAACGAATACAGGAATAGCCGTTGATAACAGTTGCCTCTTCAGCAAATGCAAAACCCAACCAATCCAACCATTTAAGAGTTTTGTGGTGGTCAACAGGCACAACATTTTCTAACAAATCATATTGAGCAGATATGTATTCAAACATATCTTTGCTGGCTTTTAAGAACTTGCGGGGTTGCTCATCAATTACAGATGAACCAAGGAACCAAATTGTAGCGCCAATAAAATCTTCTGCCGCCATAAAAGGTACAACGCCAAACATACATACAGGCTCGTCTTTATACATGCCTGTCCATGTGTGTGCGTCTTTGATGCGAAAGGGCGCATGAAGCGCCCTCCACGGTGTTGAGGAATGTATCATACATTCACGAACATCTGATGGCCTCAACCTGTGTTGAAGATAACCAGCATGTTCTACCTCTGCTTTTACAATCTTAACGTCACCCTCATGGTGAAAGCAGTTAACGGTAGAGTTTGGAAAAGCCTTCTTGGACTTTTTGGACATAAGCGTTATCTCTCTTTGCTGGGTTCCAGTAGCGTTCATCTTTCATCATTGATTGCAAATCACCTTCATTAATAGGTGCAATGCCACCAGTGTTGTTTGCCATCGAACTAGAGGACATCTGGTTCATCAGATATTCCAAAGCTTCAATGCCACCAGCAGTTGAGCCAAGAGATAGAATGGCGTCAGCATGTTCTTCAGGGAAAAACTTCTGCGACCATAAATCTACAGCCTGAATACGCGCATCAGCATTTTCACCGAGTGCTGCTTTTTCTGCTTCAAGGTCAGGCTGTGTACCTTGCAATGCCTGTGCATACATCTTAATGCCATCTTCAAACTCTTGCTGGCTGTATGCATTTTCAAATGCGTGGTTAGCCCACCATTGAAATAACTCATTATCGTTTACATCATTCTCGCTTAACTCTTCGGGAACAACATAATCGCCAACGGTATCTGGCCTGTTCGCTAACGCTTCTGCTTCAAATTCTTTTACAAGAGATTCACGCAGTTCATCTTGTGATGTACCCAGCTTGCTCTCAAGCTGAGAATATGAGGATGCTAAATCCTCTGGTGTATTAAACTTCTCTGGCAACCACTCGGGGCGTTCAGACACAGGTGCTTCTGAAGCTTCTACAGCCACTTCCACATTATCTGTTTCACTCATTTGATTTCACCTTTTCGCCGTGTTTCATTCGCCTCTCAATGAGGCCTACTAAAAATCGCTGACCCTCCAGATGTCGGAGTTCAGCGTCACTTGCGCCACCACCAGTTACGGCTTCAATGGTGATAGAGCGCAAATACTTTAACGTCTGCTTGCCTGTCGGCGTTCTAAACAGAGCGTGCATGTTTTGTGAGATTTGTTCGTCCTCAGATTTAGGGCGAGGAAACCCGTCAAGACCTAGGTAGTTCGACATTAGCCTGTTGCTGTTGTTGTTGGAAATTTTGTGCCGCTTCCATTAGCTGTTGGCGCTCCACCCCATCTCTTACTAAGCTGTCTGGCACGCCAAACTTCTTTGCAAGATACACCGCAACATCATCAGATTTTACTAGCAGGTTAAGTATCTCTGGCCCGAATGTGCCGCCTACCATCTGAAGATAACGAGCAACAGAAGATATATCTTGGTTAGCTTGCGCTTGTGCCAAAGGAGATACAGAACGTACCTTTACTTCTCTGCCGTTAATGGTTGGTAGTTCTATTCTGCCCTGCTTCTTCAGAATAAAAACTACGCGCTGTAATATTGGCGCAACCATCTCAGCTTGCAATCTGCCAAACGCAGAACCAATACGCCGAGATAGGTCAGCCATGCGCTCTGCCACTTCAGTAGCAGACGCAGGTGTTTTGTTGGGGTCGCCTAGCATATCGTTATATAACGCACGCTTAATGTTTGTTCTCATATCGTTGAGAACAAGATTGGCAACATTAAAGTCCCCAGCCGCCTTGATAGGCTGTAGACCAGCAGACCCCATAGCTTTTGGAATGATAGTCCCTGGCACAAGATTAATAGTATCTGTGTTTACAACACCATCATCATCCATCTGATAAATACCAGAGATAGCCATCTGCGCGTTCTCTAGTATTAATTCGATTGTTAGGTTGGTGGTTTTGATAGCGCTCAGAGCGTTGACCAGTGGGCCACGCCCATATACCTCACCTGCCGCTTTTGACCAACGGAAACAGATGAAAGGGTTAGAGCCAAGGCCATCGAAGCGTTCATGGTAGATTATCGCTTTATCTTCAACATCCACGACATAAAAATCGTGAGCCTCTTCATTAAGCTTGTCGTAGTTTCTACACACAACCTCAATAATTTTGCACTTGCTGTCAGGATTGTTTGCGGCCTCTCGAGCCATCCGTTCCGACATGATGCCCTTAGGGTACGCAATAAGTATCTCTGATATCTTGAGAGAGCGCTCTCTAAACACATGATCGATGCGGTCATCCGCACCTGTATCAAGAACCACAGATGGAAGCGGAATCGCGTTGAAACGTACTGGATTGATTGCGTCACCTTCTTCACACAGGAGGACGCCAGTGCCAACAGCAAGATCCATAAAGCTTTCATGCACCTCTTGCCCGAAGTTAGAGTTCTGGAGGACTTCAAAGACATATTCTGTTACCTCGTCTAACTGATTGTTAACTTCGTCAACTTGGTCAGGTGGTATCTCTGAACCCGCAACAAAATCAGCCCAACGTGCGAAGTTTGGCACCAGACCAGATTGTAATCTGCTTGCAAACTCTTGCGTGCCTACAACAGCAGTCTCGTCAAAGATGCGGTCATCTCTGCGCTGTCCTGCTGTTTCATGGTAAAAACTCTGCCGCATGGGCAGAGCATACTCGTAGCACTCATCAAACAGAGGTTCGAAGTTTGTGCGTGCATGTTTGGCACGCTCATACTTCTGGAGCAGACGTTGAGCGATAGCGCCGTGCATTACAGAGTTCCGTCAAAGTAACCTGCGCCGCCCTTGCTACCTGTTAGCAAAGATACGCTACCCATACCGCCACGCTTTTGTTTGACGGCTCTATCTAAGGCTTTATCCCTTTGCTTCATCCGCTTTTCGTTTTCAGCGGCCTCTTGGTTCTTGCGCTCAATTTCAGCGTTTGGATCAACAGGCGGTGCGGCTGGCTTTGAAGGTCTTGCTAAACACATAATAAATTCTCCAATCTACTTTGTGATATGGTTTGCGAGTTTGCAGAGCAACGCACAAAACTACATTCGTGACCAAAGACCTGCTCTTCTGGCTTTTGGTTTGCGTGAAAACACATCATATTCTTTGCGTGCTTGGAACGCTGAAGTAGCGCTTGCCATGTTCTGCATGATAGCCCTGCCCTCACCTGCACCCAGCATTAGATATTGCACTGCATCATGTATGTGCGAGAAATGGTTCTTCTCTGGCTTATCATCATAGCGCTCGCCTGATACCTGCAATCGCCTGTACTGATATCCACCCTCAAAACCTTTGATGATGGTTCTACAGCGCGGGTCAATCAAAAGCCCAGACTGACCGTCAACCATCCGCCCCAATGGTGCTGAAACTGATTCCAACCTAAGAGACACATCGTTTGATGGCGCTGGACGAGCATTAAGCCCTGCACTTCGTAATATCTGGAACGGTGTAGATTCATCTGTTTGGGCGCGAAAGTCGCCAGCAGGATCACCAAATATGATGACCTCTGAAGCGGAGTAACGTGTGGAAATTTCTTGGCGGAGGACTTCGCTGAACTTTACGATGCCCATGTCGAATGCCACTATCTCCTGTAATATGAGCCAGCGTCCACGCACTTTTTGCCCAAACACGCCAGCAGGTGTAAGCCCAAAATCTATGCCCAGATAAACAGGAACACCCGCCGCAACAGGTATCTCTTCTTTTGCAACATGCACATCTGCCGCAAACATAGGGTAGACAGGTTTACCGTCTTTGATACTCCCAAGGCGATTCATCACATACACATCTATCCAACTCTTCGTCTTGCCCTGTACGATATTCGGATAGTAATCTTTCCTCATATTGTTTCTGTTTTCTGCGTTCACGTTTGGCGAATATTTTGTGACGTTCCCGCCCTCGTCCTTTTCCTCCACCATTCCTTGAGGTTGTGTGAAGAACTCCCAGTTGTCGGGTTTCACCAGCATCTTTGCTTCTTCTTTTGGAATGTGATCTGGTATTGGAACTTCCCCTGACATGATAGGCCACCAATGGTCCTCCTCTGGCGCGTTAGTATCTGCGATCACACCTGTCCAAGTACATCCGCCATCCTTCATAGAAGGAAAACGACCTACACGCATTGAACATGCATCAATAATAGATTTAGGAATTTCACGCGCTTCGTTTACCCAGATGCCTGTTAACTCTAATGAGAGCAACTTCTTCACATCCTCTGGCCTATCGAGCGCAAGAAAGATAACTTCCAACTCTAAGTCTGCACGCTTGATGTTATGCGTATAAGGTACAGACCATTGGAACTTGCCCCACTCATCTTCAGGGAACCAATCGAGCCAAGTTTTGATTGTGGTAGTTTTTAGCTGTGGGTTGGTGTTACGAATGACCGCCCACCTAGAACGGCGCACGCCATTCTTATCTTTCTTCTGCTGTAATGCGCGTCTGAACAATTCAACACAACAGCAAACAGATTTGCCAGAGCCTACAGGGCCACGCAACAATCTAAAGAACACTTCGCTCTTCATAAAATCTTTGAGCGTTTGACCGTCAGGTTTATATTTAAATGTTGTCAACTTTGTTATCCTTACCGAATTTAATCATGCGCTCGATTACATCTGGCGCAATTACTGAGATAACCTTGTCGGCTTCTCTGTCGGTCTGGAATTCGTCTGGGTGGTAGGCAAGATGTACTCTCTTCACAATGTTGCGTAGAAGAGTGCGTTCATCTTTATTGATGGTATGCAAAAAACTCATGTGCGATGTGCCTTTGTTTTTTTAGCGATGGATTGAGGTTGGCGGGAATGCTGTTTGCCAGCTTTAATAGCTTTGCGCTTGGCGGCTGTAGATGCCGCGTACTCTGCTGATGAAAGAGATTTGATAGCGCTTGATGGCAGGTAGCGCTCACCTGTAGCGCTCTTACCCTGTGTAGAGTTTTTACCAGATTTGGTGCGCCACTTTTGTTTAGTCCAGTTACGCAGAGAAGCTTGTGAAGGTTTTAAACCCATGCTTTTTTCCTCGCTATAAAGTATGCAAACCCTATTACGAACAAGGCCGAAATTAAAATTAATGCAAATATGCCTATGGCTTCTTTGAGTTCTTCTTTCTTTCTTGCCTGTTCACGCAGAGCAATTTGTCTTTGTTTGCGTGCCTCTGCCTGAAACTTTACCCAATCAGGCCACAGACCCGCCCTGCCGTATAACTGCATATAGCTTTGCAGATCTGCCTCTTGCTTTTTAATTTTCTCAAGAGCCATAAACTCCTCGAAATCATTGCCGAATACACTAGCTTTCTTCTTGCGTTGTTTGTTCTGCAATTCCTCTTTGGCATTTACAAAATCAGATATAGCCTTCCCCGCACTGGCAAGCTCTTTACCGTTTGCAATAGTTGTTTTTATTATTGCAAATGCACCATTGATTGCCGCAAGTTCTGCTAACATTAGCTGGTATATCCGCCTCCCTTTGCTTTATAAGCCTTGGCTAACATTTGTGCTTTTCTTGCACTCCACTGACCTTTTGCTCCGCCCTTGTTACCAGCTTTGATGCGGTTGAAGAGCGCCTTACGCATTGTAGGTTTGGTGTAATTACCAGCGGCGTTGACTGCCATCAGTACCCCCGTGAGTATGTGCCAGCCGCAGGTTCACGCTTCAGCATAGAAGCAGGTTTCTTTTTAGCGGCAGTTTGTTTTTTAGCGGCCTTCTTTGCGGCGGCTTTGCCAGCTTTGGTGTATGGATATTTTTTACCAGCTACGTTTGGCATTTATCTCTTCCTTCCAGCGAGCATAGATTTTCTGTTCTTTCTGTAAGACTGCTTGGCACGTTCAACCTTACGTGATGCAGTGCTTTGATTACCGCCCTGAATGGCTCTGCGAGTAGCGCGTGTTTCGCCAGCATCAGCCTTTTGCTCCACTGGCGCTCTCTGCGAATTACTGGCTGTCTTGCCAGCTTGTTTATCGTCAGCAGGTTTTGCATTAAGGGTTGCCGAAGCTTT